TCGCTTCGTGGCGCATGGCATTGGACAACGGGGGTTTGTCTGCAGCGCCTCAAGTCCTTATTGATCGCACGATGATTACACCCGCTGATGGCAAGTGGCAGATGCACGGTGGTAAGGAGTGGTTCATAAAGGAGAACACATTTGAGGTAGGCAGTAAGAATCCTCCGTTCCAAGTCGTGCAGATCACTCAGAACCTAAAAGAGATATTCACGATGATGGATCGGAGCGTCACTGACGCTTACGAGATAACAGGTGTGACGCGAGTTGATAACGCCTCGCAAGGATTAGACAACGCCCCGGTAACATTAGGTGCAACGCAGATACTGCAGAACAACACCAGTGTCTCTAGACGCGCCCAGGCTCGACGCTGGGACGATAGGATCACGCTAGGCCTCGTCACTCGCTTCTACGACTACTTCATGCAGTTTGAAGACGATGATGACATCAAAGCTAACATGGAAGTGGAACCACGCGGGGCCACTGTACTGCTCGCTAAAGAACTCACAGCCACTAACACCATTCAGCTCTATCAGATGACCTCTGGTGGTCAAGCAGAAGGCAGTAAGGGCATAGAGATACTCAGAGGCCTCGAAGCCAGCATGCAGATACCTTCTGGCACATATGTTGAAACCAAGGAAGAAACTGACGCAAGGATGCAGCAGCAACAAGAGGCAGCAGCAGAAGGAGACACTCCTGATCCTATGTTTGCACTGGAAGAACGCAAAGTAGAAGTGATGGAAGCCGAGATTGAACTGAAGATGGCGCGTGACAAGCTCGCAGAGCTAATAGCCACGCATAAGGCAGAGGTAGACTCACAACGCTTCCAGCTTGAAGACGCTATCGCTTCTGCCAACCTCGATGATAAGACGCAAACCCGTGTTGATGCCTACCATTCCCGAATGGAAGAACTCAATCACAAGCGGGAGTCTGACATGGCTAAGTTCGCCCAGGCGAACAAGACCACTCGCGACATGGCGGCTGCGAAGCTGAACAATGATGGTGACCTCAAACGAAGGGAAGCAGACATTAAGCAGCGAGAAGTCGCTAACAAGGAACGTGAACTGTCGTACAAGGAGCGCACTGGAAATCAGGGAATATGACTTCCTACGACTACGCCACGCTGGTGATAGAACTGCAGGCTGAGATAGACCGCAAGATTAAAGAGTTCGAGCACAAATGCTACGACTTGGCTTCCAGTGATGAAGCCACATTCTCAGCCAGAACAAGAAGACTGCAACTCATAGCGGTACGAGACTTACTGGACGGTAAGACTAGGACGCTCTGACATTAACACCTCTCCTCTACGGACGAGAGACTAACGAGGGTTTAACGATGAATAACAATACTCAACAGGAAGGACAATCTGACTACGACACCGAGTGGGAACTTGATACAGACGACCCACAAACATCATCCGTAGACAATGCGTTTGACCAACAGTCTTCAAATGGGGATACCGTACCCTCAGATGAAGCTTCTGATGCACAAGATGAAGCGACCTCACAACGATCTAATCAAAACTCTGCGGAGAGTGATGATGGTGGTTTGTGGGCGAATGCAACACCGGAGCAGCAGGATGCGTACAGACGCGCAGAGAATGAAAGAGTGTCTGCAAACAACAGGGCGAAACTCAATGCTGATAAGTTAGCAGAGCGTGGTCGTGAGCTGAAAGCACTTCGGGAAAGAACTCTCGAACTGGAAGAAGCTGGACGGCAACCTACTGAGTTTGAAGCCGAGCATGAAGTGTACGCTAAGAACATAGAAGATATGATTGAGCGTAAGCTTCAGACTCGCCTCCCCCCTGTGGAGGAACCACAAGAGATAGACCAGGCGCAGCAGGAACAACAGACGTTTGATGCGATCACAACTGCACACCCCGATGCGGGTGACCTGTATAAATCTCAAGACCTCCAAGAATTCTTGTCCGATGACCCTGTTTTTAAACACGGTGGTCGCGCAGTGTTATTCAGTGAAGCCCTGCACAGCAACGATCCAGCGGATGTAGTAGCCGCATTGGATCACTACAAAAACAACCACTCTGGAAGCCCACAGCACAAAGCTGGTGGATTAGAGAACATGCAAGGTGCGCCATCAAGAGGTGGCAAGCCTGACATGCGAACGCTAAACCAGATGTCCAGCGACGAGCAGTACGCTGCAGAGTGGGACTTAGATGATGATTAAAGGAATATAGTATGGCCGATCCAACTCCCTATACAGTTAGCAACTGGGGAACCATAGCAGCCAAGCTGGAAAAGCAAGCTCTCAAGCATGCCCAACCTACGCTTGTACTCTCAATGGGCGCGAAGAAATTCAGTATGCCCCAAAACAGCACCAAGACACTGCGTTGCCGCAGGAATGTTCCTTATGCAGCAGCTACGACAGCTCTGACTGAAGGTTCAGCGCCTGCGGCTACTGCACACACTTATTTAGATGTTGACCTAGATCTGAAGCAGTACGGTGCATTCACTCGCGTCACTGACGTTCTTGTCGATCTGCACACCACTCCAGTACTAAGCGATATCAACATGCTTAACGCGGAGCAAGCTGCTAAGACGAAGGAAGCTCTTCTTTGGGGCATTCTCAAAGGCGCAACCGTGACTTACTGGTCAGGTGGTACTTCTACAGCGACTGTTGACGAGAAGCTCACCTTGGCGCTACAGCACAAAGCTGTGCGTACACTCAATGCGAACAAGGCGAAGAAATTCACCTCTATCGTCACGGGTGGCGTGAAGCAAGGAACCTTGCCTGTTGAAGCCAGCTTCATCGCTTTCGCACACACGGATCAGGAAGTTGACATCCGTGGAATGGCTGGATTTGTTCCAGTGTCCCGCTACGGAAGCCAGAAGCCTGTCCATGAAATGGAGCTAGGTACTGTTGACTCAGTGCGCTACGTCCTATCTGCAGACCTCTCTCCTGCTCAAGCAGGCGGCGCAAATATTGGTAGCACTGGCATGATTTCGGATGCAGGTGTCAAAGTAGATGTCTACTCCACAATCTTTGTGGGAATGGACGCTTATGGCTGTCTGAACCTCGCTGGTAAAGGCGTATTCACGCCTGTTGTAGTACCAGTAGGAACTCCATCAGTATCTGACCCACTGGGCCAGAAGGGTTCCGTTGGTTGGAAGATGTACTCAGCAGAGATGGTCCTGAATTCAGACTGGATTGTTGTTGTTGAGAGTGGCGCTACTGATTAATACCAGTTAACCACTTTGAACGGAGCGTCCGTGGGGGCGCTCCTTTCTTAAATAAGGAGACAGCATGGCTTCTAAAAAGAAGACCACCACTAAAGACACTACCAAGCTACCCAAGCGTGGTGGTAGAGCGAGCACTAACGCTAAGAGTAAGAAAACTAAGCCAAGTTATTGAACCAAATAATGGACGAGGAAACACCATGAGCGCAACCAAAACAAAAGACCTCAATCAGAACTCTATATACGAAGCGTCAAGCTCAGAGATAAGAGCTTACGGGTTAGCAGAGTGCGGCATTGAGTTTGGAGAAGATGCCTCTAGGGACACCATGATAAATGATGTCGTAGAAGCTATGGGCTGGATGCTGAAAGACAGAGAAGCAGGAGCCACACATGTAGAAGTCCACATCGCCAGAGAACAAGGCGTGACAGGTAACTTTCCGTATCGCGGAGGGGCTAATGGAGAGATGTTTTCCATTAAACGTGGAGAGGATGTGATTATCCCAATGAGATATTACGAAGCAATCCGCTCTTCACAAAACAGGGCTGGTTTCACACTAGCAACACTCAAAGACATGGGTGAGGACGATCCAAGTGAGAAGCGCATACAAAGCTCTGGTCTTCCCATAAGCATCCTTCGCTTCATCACAAAGTAAGGAACACATATGAACTACCTTCAACTGGTCAACGACTTTATGGTCGAAACCAATATGGAAGATCAGATTGCCACTGTGATTGGTCAAATAGATGACGGGCTCAAGGCCACAACATGGGTCAAGGACGCATGGATACAGATACAACGTGCAGAGCGTTGGTCTTTCATGTGGTCTGAGGGTAGCTTTCCAACAGTAGCCAACCAGGCCGTCTATTCACTCGCTAATCAAAATAGGGTCAACGGTGACTCCGTGGACATCTATAGCTACCGGATACCCGCCAGTAAGCGTTTCATAACGCCTATTGATCTGAATTTGGTACGCTTTGAAGACAACACAGGGTCGCCCACAAGGGTCGCTGAGTACCCAGACGGTTCGATTAGGCTGTCACCCGTTCCAGACGCTATACACACAGTCAAGTTCGACCTTTGGGCTGCGCCTGTAGTTCTCGCATCCGACTTTGACGTACCTTCAATGCCGCCGCAGTGGCACAAGATCATTGTGTGGAGGTCTATTGTCAACTACGCCAGGGAACAAGGGAAAGAGTGGACAGGCCTTTACACAGCGGCCACCCGTGAGTTCAACCATATGTATGCAGACATGCAGAGACAATATCTGCCACCAATGGGTCGAAAGGTTCCACTGACAAGATGAAGGTAACAGAATGGCGAATACATATGTATCTCTGGATGGAGGCTTAGACTTAGTAACTCCACCAATAGAAGCAGAGGGTGGCAAGTGCGTTGAAGCACTCAATGTTTATGAAGCAGTGAAAGGAGGCTATACAACCCTATTAGGTTACGAAGAATTTGATGGTAGTCCTGCGCCTTCTAAAGCTACTTACTACCACATATACGGATCATCCGTTGTGGGAACGCCTGCAGAGCTGGCTGTTGGGGCTTCTCTATCCATAGGGACATTCACGACCACTATTGCAGCAAACCAGTATGACGGAGCAGGAGGTGTTATTCTCATTGGTTCAGAGTCTTCTGGTGACACTCCTGACACCACTGACTACCCAGTGACCGTAACAATCGGTTCAGGCACGTTCTTGGTTAACACCTTAATACCTCTTGGGCGGCCCACGCAGTCATGGGAAACGGGAACATACATTACCTACCTAGATGCGGTACATGAACGAAGAAGGTCGGTTATCGCACCACCAACAGGCACTGGTCCAATCAAGGGTGTAGCTCAGATCAATGGTGAGGTACTCGCGTGGAGGAACGTCAGCGGTACAGGAAGCGTAGCGTATAAAGCGTCATCTTCTGGGTGGCAAG